TTAATCAGGCTCTCGTATTCCTGATTTTTCTGCGCAAGTTGTTGCGCAATACGAACCGCTTCTTCGCGCATGCGCTCTGCGGATTCCCGCTGGCGGCGCTCTTCGTTGCGGTCGTATGTGAGTTTGTCGATTCGCTTCCTGACCTTGGCTCCATACTGAGCAAGCTCGGCTTCGTCTTCGTCACTAGAAGTCTCTTCCGCGCGAGGCGGCTTGCGATCTTCTTCTGGACGATCATCAACAATCTCTACTTCAAATTCTTCGGACTCAACATCCGGCTGAGATCCGATTTGGGTTTTAACCCCGAAGAACCGGTCTTCCATGTCGCTCATGCTTTAACCACTCCCCGAGGATCTTCAACAACAGCTTCAACACTGTCGTCATTGATCAACCGAAATTCCTTGCCATGAATCTTGAAACGAGTCCCCGAGTAGGACCGCATCATGATCCAGTCGCCAAGCTTGCAGTAAGGGCCAGAAGGAAACCTTTCAGCGGACTTGTAAGCATCCGGCCCCATCTTCAAGACGAAACCAACGATGCTTCCAATCTCTTCTTCATGAAGAGTTTTTGCCGCCTTTATGATTCCACCACCAGTCTTTTCTTCAGGCTCAGGAAGAGCAATAAGAAGTTTGTACCCAGTAGGTTCGGGAAGTTGACTTGCGACCTTTTGTTGTTCCATGTGAAACCTTTGCACCCGGTAACGCCGGGAGTCGTTGCGTCGAAATGACGTTTAACTAGCACTGTTTAATCTTGTTCCAGAGCTTCCATCATGTCAAGAAGTTCTCTTTCAGCCATAGCCAAACCCTGAATTACTCCACAACATTTAGAGTAATCAGCGAAATCAGTACAGCCTCCAGTGGAAATATGATCGCTCATGTTGTTCATGAGGTCTCTTATGCGCTTGTGAATACTGTCTGAAAATGGATTAGGCATTTCTCATCTGATCCTTTGCAATATCAACGCCAAGTCTTGCGCCAGCAATCTGTGCTTCTGTTGATATCTTTGTTTTTTCCAGACCTTCTTTAGCGTTGTTCTCTGCAATCCTGACGCCAAGCTTTGCCCCTTCGATTTGGGCGTTGGTCGCAATCCGCGTTTTCTCGATGTTTTCAACAGACGCGATTCGATCTTCTTCGATCTTCTGACGCATGCGCGCCTGTTCCATCTGCGACTGGATCTTGGCGAGTTCTGCTTCCGCTTTGGCGCGAACCTGCTCTTGCTGAATCTGGAGCTTTTGCATCTCCATTTGGATGACAGGGTCTTGAGCCATCTGCTGGTTCTGTTGCGCCTGCTCCTCAGCTTTGTTTTTACCAAGAAGCTGTTGTGCGGCAGGAGCGACAAGGCGAGAGATGCGAAGCTCAATATCCTCCGGAAGAGGTTCGTCTTGACCCGGAAGCTGGATGCCAAGCTGCTCCTCGATCTGTCGGCGATACTCAAACGCAACGTGCTCTGCAACGTGAGCCTCGAATGCCGCCATGATGGCTTGGGCCATGCCGCTCTTCTCAAGCATCCCTCGGATCTTGGGATCTTCAGCAAATGCCATGTGAGCAGCGATGTGAGCCTGATGATCCTGATAGATGAACGCCTTAACAGGCTTGATCGTAATCAGGTCCATGTTCTCGGAGACAGGGTCTCTCGGGCTCATCTCTTCCTTCAGAGGAACGATCTTGTCTGCATCCTTTATGCCAAGGACTTCAAGCATCTGCCTGTGAAGAGCAGGCATGTCGTACATGTTCGGGTTCGTACCAGCCAACTGGAGAGCGGCCTGATACTTCATGATCCGTTGAGCCATCGTCCCGGCGTTTGGATCAGAGACGGGGATGATGTCTACACGGTCATCAAAGTCGGAAGAAGTAAGCTCCTTCCCTTTGATTTCATAGGGATATTCCCCCGGCCCGAAGTCGCGAATAACATTAGAAATGAGTTTAAACTCATGCCGCATCGACGCATGAAGCCTTGCCTGAACGGCAGACATCACCTTCATCGACTGCTCAAGAAGAGCTAGCGTGGTGCCAACAGGAGCTTCATTGTTCATGTCAGCCACCTTCACATCGGTCTGCGATGCGAAGCGACGGCCCTCATTAACGATGTCGCCCAGAAGCTGATACAGAACGCCAGACGGTTCCTTGTACGGAAGGAACGTGATGTTGTCTCTAAGCGCACCAGAGGGGATATCTACGTCCCTGAACTCTCCGGGCATGATGGGAGTGTTGTCTCCCTTGATGCGAAGGCCGCGAGTCTTTAGGCCGCCGGGAAGGTTAGACAGAGTTCCCGCATCAACAAGCTGACGAAGAATGCTAGTCGCAGACTTCGCGAGGCCGCCCACGAGGTGTACGAGTCCGAACCCGTAGAAGCCGAGTCCGGGCAGATACGGATAGTGGACAAAGTGCTGGCGACGCTCTCGGTTCTCGTCGTCTTCATACCAGTTCCTTCGGATAGAAAGGACCGTTCTGGACGACAGATCAATCGAGATCACGTAGGGGAGGGCGATACCGTCCTTGTCCTCAAACCCCGGAAGATCGTAATCAACCATCATCTCAAGGATGGTTCGACGATCATCGATGTCGTAACCGCCACTGGATCCGGTGAGCTTGTTGTACTTATCCTGAATGTTGCTCTCGAACGGCGATGCCGGAGGCAGATCGACATCCGAGTAGAAGCCAGACACCTGAAGCTTTCTGACTTCGTTGGGCGTCTTCTTCATGACATGAGTGGCGCGCTCGCAGGTGTTTAAATCTGTAGCGCCATACGAAACAACGAAGTCTTCCGCCGGAACGAAGATCGAGCAGGGCCGCCCAAGATTCTGGTCGAAGTAGACCTTCCTGAACGCAGAGCCTGCCAAAGGTAAGGAGAAGAGCATCTTCTCGGTCTCAGACCGATACTCGCTCATCTTTTCGGTCAGAAGGTAGTTCAGGTAAGACTGAACCCGAATCGATTGCTCTACCTTCTCCTTTGTCTCTTTCCCGACAATGTGGGTCTTTACCGGGCCGGAAGCAGGGAAGATCTCTTGGATTGATTGAGCTTGGAAGCGAATCACCGCCTCTGAAAGCATCGGGTGGAATACGCCACAAGCGCCCGCCCAAGGAGTAGTTCTGTCCTCGATCTTCAACCCAAGAAGATCCAGACCTTTGACGTAGGTCTCTTCCCAGTCTGAGCGGCTTTCCTTGTCTGCGTTGTAAAGACCTACAAGTTCACTCGCGATCTTGGTGAGATCGTCGTCGCCGATCAGGTTGGCAAGGTTGGCGTCGTGTTCTTCAGGGGCCGCCGTCTGGTTTGAAAAATCAAAGATGATGCCGCCGTCTTCGGTCTCGATAGAAACCGCGTCCGGGTTGATGATCTCGATTTCGAGAGGAGACTCATCGTCAATCTCTCCATCGATAGCCATGAGACCCCTGTCGATTGCCATAATTATCCCTTGTAGTTAGCGCCCTTGATTGCCGCGCCTTTGCCGCGACAGGTCATGCCGCCGTGAGCCATCTTCTTGGCGACTTGCGGTTTATCGGCATTTTTCTTTTTGTCTTTCATTTTTTCATCGAGCTTCTTCGCAGCCGCCGCAGAAAGGAATGTTGTGTTAGAAAGAGTCTTTGCAATTGGCTTTGCAGCAATACCAAAAAGAATCGACATGTGAACATCTCCTTGTGACCGTTTGGTCAGTAATACTCTGCTTTGCGTTGATAAAACGGCTCATCTTCCTCGTCTGTATGAAGAGGGATGAAGCCGCCCATCCTGAAACGAATCAATGCCTGAGTGCCAGAGTCAACCAAGTCATCATGTTCTCCGGCGGGAAAAGAAGCAAATTCCTCAACAACCTCTTCCGCCCACCTCGTCTCTGGCCGCCATACTCTTCCAGAGCTAAACAGGTCTGAAATTGAGTTTACACGAGCAATCTTGTCGTTGCCTCGTGTTGGGGTGTACTCGGACACGGGGATGCCAATAGCCCTCATCTCAAAGATCAGGGGCATACCAGCGGCCTTTGCTTCAATGATACAAGCGTCAGGCTTCCAGTAATCGTATAGCTCCTTCGCCCTTTTCTTTAGGACCGGGAACTCCATCCGCTCCTTCAAGGCATCAAGAAGGATGATGTTCGGGTGAAGTGTTCCAGTTTGGTCGGGGTGGTAGAAAACACCCCAAGTGGTGCATGCCGAATAGTCGGCACGCTCATGCTTCATGAACGCCGTATCCCAAGACTGAATCAGGAACTGGCAATTGGGAGGCGATCTGTCTTCCCAGATGTTCCACCACTCCCTTTTTACTAGGGCTCCCTCTTCAGAGGTAGGGGATTGCTGGTACTGAGCCTGCCACTTCGGTGCGGGCAGCTCCTCTCGTAGGGCTTCAAGCTCCTTGAGAGGCCAGAACTCGGGCCAAAGAGGATTCCCTGACGGCATGATTGCAGGGAACTCAACAACCTCCCACTCATCAGTGTTATTCCTCTGCGCGGCAGCCTTGATGATCTGACCAGTGAGGTCTCGTTTCGACCATCTCGTCATAACAATGACTATAGACCCGCCGGGCTGAAGCCTTTGACGCGGGCCGGAGGTGTACCACTCATAAGCGTGGTCAAAAACAGAAGGATCAGCGCTCTGACCCTCCTGTTCTGAGTGAGGATCGTCAATGATTAGAAGATCCGCACCCTTACCGGTGACAGCACCGCCAATACCGATAGCGAAATACTCGCCATTCCTGTTGGTAGACCATCTTCCAGCAGCTTTTGAGTCAGATCTCAGCGTAACTCCGGGGAAAATCTTCTTGTAGTCGTCCTGATCCACCAAGTTCCGCACTTTCCGGCCAAAACCAACGGCCAACTCAGCGGTATGGGAGGACTGAATGATCTTCTTTCCGGGGAATCGACCCAAAAACCAAGCAGGGAACAGATAAGAAGCGAATTCGCTCTTCGTATGGCGGGGAGCCATGTTGATGATCAGCCTTTTTATCTCCCCAGAGGCTACTTTCTCGAACTTCTCGGCCATGATCTTGTGATGACGGCCCGGAATGAAGTCAGGCCACATGGCATGAACGAAATCCATGAAGGATTCTCGGCACTGCTCCTTAAAAAGAGCGTCCTTGTACTCATCCAAGAGAGAAAGAATCTCTGATTGGCGGTCCAAGGGAAGGCTTGAGACCTTCTCCAGCAGCTCAGGCGTGATCTTCACGGGGAGATCCTGCTGTTTTCAAAAGACAATACTCCCCCAGCCACCATATTCACTAAAGTTTAGACCGTTCCTTCCTATTATATACATCTTTTTCTATATTTACAGTCTATATATAGTGTTTTTTTACATCTAGAATACACTTGAGATCTATAAATCCCCTACCCCTTCCAACTTTGAGGTTGGATTCATCTAGATCTTGAGATCTTAACCCCTCACTACCCTCACTTTAAGTCTTTGAATTCTAAATAATTATCCTATTTTACCATATTCTTAGTTAAAAGTCAATATTTATATAGGTCTAATTTATATCTTATGTATATTCTATATAAATATAATGTATATTATATACATATTATATATATCAAATATGTTTTTATAAACATAATTTTTATAAAAAATATTTTTTACTATATATTTAGTAGTGAAATAAAAAAATAATATAATTTTTAATATTATAATATGCACTGTTGCAGGTTTGATGTGGGTGGTTTGAGTAAAGTGGGTAATCGTTTGTGCGGGGTAGCATGTAACCCAGACCGGTACATGCCAGCACAAAGGGGGGTGTACCCCTCACAAGAGGCCGGACGGGGCTGAACCGACCCCTGCACCCCTCATCGCCACCCCATATCTAGTGGGTCGGCGGGCATTCACCACAATATGTAGTGGCGTTTAACCGCTCAATGCATCTGCACTTCATCGTCGAGCGGGTCATCGCCGGCGGCCACTCCGCCGGTGCGGTCACCTGCATCAATCATGCCAGCCAGCCGGGACTGCAATTCGGCTGCT